CCTGCTGATACGAGGTACCGCCCGATTGACTTGCGCTAGTCGAGTTGGTGTAACACAACATGGTGTCACGTTTCTTTAGCGACGTCGTGTTGAGAATCCTCCGCTTGCTCACGGCTCGCATCGCTGGTCTCCTCCTTGTGTAGGTGCGCCTCTTGACGTATGAGGCGCGGCGGTACGAACTCGCGGAACGCTTTGTTCTCCTGGCGACCCTGGACGAACCAGACCTTCGTCGGTACCGGGGCATCTTGTTGAGGAGGTGGCGTTTTGGTTGAGGGTTGGGGAGATTGAGGCATTTTTGCCAGCCGGCAAAGAGGGGGCAGACCGTCTATAAGTACCCAGGGTGTGCCCTGTGTCCTGGGCTATAATATTAGTTTCGCCCAGGACCTGTTGGACACAGCTATGCCAAGCTTCCTCTGCAATGCACGACACTTTCTCATCACTTACGCACAATGCGGCGACCTGTCCGAGTGGGCAGTGCTGGACAAGTTTTCATCTCTGGGAGCTGAGTGCATCATTGCCAGAGAGTTGCACGAGGATCTCGGACTTCATCTACACGTGTTCGTCGATTTCGGACGGAAGTTTCGCAGTCGAAGAGTTGATATTTTCGATGTGGACGGTCGGCACCCAAACATCAAGCGCTCTTGGGGAACTCCAGAAAAGGGTTACGACTACGCGATCAAGGATGGTGACGTCGTTGCAGGCGGCCTCGAGCGGCCCGACGGCATCCATGGAAGTGGGAAGAATTTTGATCTCTGGTCTCAGATTGCGGGCGCAGAGGATCGAGGCGAGTTTTGGCGACTTTGCGAGGAACTGGATCCCAAGAGTATGTGCTGCTCATTCGGCCAGCTGCAGAAGTTCGCCGATTGGAGGTTTGCCGAGGTCCCTGCCGAGTATGAGTCACCGGGAGGATTTGAGTTTGTTCCGGGAGATGTTGATGGCCGAGATCAATGGGTTCAGGATTCTGGTATTGGATTGGGATCGTCATTCGTAGGTGTGTCTTGCCCCTCGGCCGGGGGGGTATCCCCACTCGGTCCCCTCGTCCGCTCGCTTAGGCTCGCTGGGGAACCCACCCCCCCAGCCTCTTTGGGGCGCTTTTTTTTTCAGAATCATACTAGGTGCCTCCGGCGGTGAGGTGCAGTGCTAATTGCTCATAGGTAGACCTCTCTCTTTGGTCCTATATGGCGAGTCCCGAACTGGCAAAACGCTGTGGGCCAGATCTCTTGGGACTCACTTGTACAACATCGGGTTAGTCTCGGGGAAAGAGTGCATGAAGGCACCAAACGTCGACTATGCTATTTTCGACGATATTCGTGGGGGGATTAAGTTTTTCCCTGCGTTTAAGGAGTGGTTGGGGGGTCAACCTTTTGTCACCGTCAAGGAACTCTACAGGGATCCCAAGTTGGTTCCATGGGGAAAACCAACCATATGGATCAGCAACGATGATCCTCGGCTTGTGATGGAAGCCTCTGATGTTTCATGGATGGAAAAGAACGTGTGCTTTATTGAAATCAACTACCCTATTTTTCGTGCCAATACAGAGTAGACTCTGGGCGCACGGTCAATTGATCAGATGTGGCTGAACCTTGTCTCGCCCTAAAGAAATCAAGTACGTAATAATCTCCCATTCCTGCGCGCCCCTCCGTGCTGTAGGACGCCGCCGCCTTGTTTCCACCGACTTCATCATCGTCGTACACAAGCGTCCTTTTCATTGGGTGCCACCGCTTATAGCTTCGGATGAAACCATCCTCATTTCCGGAAGCGAGAGTGACAGTTTTGTCATACTTTATGGTGACCCTTGAATTATCGATAGGGGCGGTCATCGGATCGTTCCAATCGGAGTTCACCTGTCCCTTGAAGAGGACAACCAGAAGGGAATACATCGGATTGCTGCCTGGGTTGCCGGGTATCTGGTTCATAACTCGGGTGAAGCCGTAGTTCGTCTGAATGGCGTTGTAAAAAGCACTTCCAGCAGCGGTATTATTCGCCACCAGCGGAAGGCCTTTCATGGTGAAACATATCCTACGCCATTGCCATGGCATACCAGTGTTGCACTGGATTTCGATCTTCTCACTAAGGCCGACCATGTAGGGAGTTGTGCTGGTCCGGGTCGCTTCGGTAAACCTGTTCCCGATTCCACCTGCAGTGTTCAACGTATTGTCTCGGAACGTGGCGCACCAGAGAAATGCGGCCGCAGTGGTGTCCGGTAAACCGCCATTAATAACGGCTGGCGCCTGCTGATACGAGGTACCGCCCGATTGACTTGCGCTAGTCGAGTTGGTGTAACACAACATGGTGTCACGTTTCTTTAGCGACGTCGTGTTGAGAATCCTCCGCTTGCTCACGGCTCGCAT